GGATCGTGTAAGCATACACAGCAGACCCGCCAAACATGATCGACTTAGAACCCTTCTCAATCCTGGGAGACAACAACATCCACTCGCCGGCATGGTTAGCCCACACAGCCCCCGAAGGCACCATTATACGGTCACCCTCCACAGGGGTAGGATCACAAGCCGCAGACTCGCCAAACGCAACCCTAGCCGCTATAGCACGCCTATCCAGCTGCTGCTGTAACCCGTTAGACGACAACACCAAAGTAGCCAGTAGCTGCTGATGAAACACGCCAGGCTCGGCACGCAACACATCCCTGGCACGCTCCGCACGGCCACCCTGAACAATCTCCAACTTGGCCGTATTCTGCTCCCAATCCCGCGACAACACCACATAGTCGTATCGGGTCTCACCAGGACCAGGCAGCTGCCCCGTCACCGTCTCAACACTATTCGACGTGCACATCACCCCGTGAGCCCAAGCCTGCCCCGGCAGGACCTCACACAACACCGTGGCACCCTGAATCGTCGTGCCGACACGAAAATCGTCCGGCCCTTTCACAGACGGCATATTACCCATCAGACCAGACATTTGAGCCCAATCATACTCGGTCAACACACCATCAAACCCTTTACACACAATACCCACAACAAACCCCAATCACTTACTAAAACTTTTGCAAATCCCGCACACCCGCAGCCAAACCAGCCACACGGCGAGCCAACAGGGCCGACGGATTATCCTCATAATCCCCCGCAACAGGTGTCACCTTCGTCCAACCATCACCAGGCGAATCACACTCCACATCAATCTGCCGAACAATCTCCGCAATAGGCCCCGAGCCCACATCCACATAGATAAGATCACCCGGCATCAGATTGCCTGGCCCAAACCGCAACACATCCGACTCAGCCAACTCGATCTTAAACCCCGACGTGGCCCCCGACTCGGACAACACCTGCTCAGCCTCCTCAATGAGATGCACATGTTCAGAATCCGTGTTACGGGCATCCTTAAACACCTCGACACGATCAAACCAATCCCCCTCGGCCATCGAATCAACATCCTCGCAAAACAGCCGATCCTTGCCCTCGCCGCGGCCACCAACCACCACAGATGTCGCCTTCGGGGCGTCACGCACATACTCCCACGACACAATCGAACCAGACTCGGCAGTCAACACATGCTTCCGGGTCACAGCAGGCACACAATCAAACACCAAACCACGCTGATCCTTCATCTTATTCTCAAACTGGTTCACCGTGACAGTCATCCGAGCCCACGACAACACCGGCAACAACTTATCGGCAAACACGTGAAACCGCACCTGAAAATCCTTAATATAGCGGCCACGACTCTCATCCTCCTCCATAAACAAACCAGGCGGAAAACGCCAAGCATTATCCCCCAACACCTGCTTAGCCACCGACTCAGCCGCACCCGAATAGTGGGCATAATCCCTGTCGGCACGCCACTCCATACCAACCATACCAGGACGATAATTCACAGGCCACATCAGCATACGCCACAACAGACGGATATCATCCTCACACGTGATAGTCACACGCGAAGAACGCCACGGACCCACACCATAAACCCTGCGCACAGGCCCAGAAAAAATCTGGCCACCACCATAATCAACAACCAGCCGTGCACCAGGCTTCGTCAACCCGTCAAGCCTGGAATGATCCCCCGACACCACCAACTCCAGCGTAGACAAACCATTCCACTTCAACGACAACTTCAACGACTCAAAAAAATTGATAGGCGCCACACGGCGATAATCCGGTGTAAACAATGTTATCTGCGGGACAAGACCAGCCATCAACTATTCACCAAGCCCTCAAAAACCTGTACTGCACCGACACAACAATGGCACCCAAACCAACCATCTCAATATTTACACTCTTAGAACCGCCAGGCGGGATAGGCGCAAACTCCCACTCCTTCAAACGATCCATCACATCCTCAAACCCGTTCAACAACGCAGACTGTTTACGAGGATCCGTATCAATAGTGATCCAATCATACTCCTCGACCGGATAATCCGAAGATACACGCAAACCATCAATCTGCACAGACCACGACTCCAAAGGCCCCTCAACACGAATCACAGGCCACGCAGGCACATCACCCTTATTAGACAGATTATCCCAGCCCGAACCAACACCAGGCGTCAACACCACAGGAAACGCCGTGCCATCCTTGCCGACAGGGCCGCCACCCAACCAATCCTGCAACTTCGCGTTACTGAAACGAAACTTTTGCTCATCCCCATACCAAAACGGGTCATAGGCTGTCAAATGAATCACATAGCGCGCATAGCCGCGATTCACCGGATCCACCGTAAACGTGTCATCCGCCGAATCAAACCGGCACCGCAGCACACGCTCACGACCGGCAGGAGTCTTCACCGACAACTCTCCCTCCTCCCCGGAAGGAAAAGCAGACCACAACTCGTCATAGGCTTTCAAAAAACCGTCACGAAACCCGCCAGCCGGATCCGGGTCAACACCCGACACCAACACCGGCAGCGTCACCTCGCGAGGCTTCACATTAAACCCGCGCCACTCTGAGCCGTGCACCCCAACATGAGTTTGAGAAAAATGCTCCACCTCGGGAACACCCAAACCGCGCAACGAATCATTCAACAACATGACAGGAGACGCACCCGTATAATCCGTCAAATGAAGCACACGCTCGTCGCCAAACAGCGGATCCATAAACCAGGTAACAGTCAAACCAGAACGGTCAGACGGGTCAGGAATAAACATGCACAACACCCCCTCGATCACATGTAAGCCAACGCGTTCAAAGCGTCACGCTGCTGCCGCTCAATCCGCTTCGCAAACTCGTTCGGATCCCCATAAGTAGGCCCATTCACATTCACCACAACACTCTTATCATTCGCACGCTGATATCTGCCATACGGGGTAAACGAGCCCACAGACGATCGCACACCAAACCGGGCATCAACAGCATCCGGCAGCCGTCCAGCCACACCCGACATCGCATCCAACGCCAAACCAGCATTCCCGGTGATCCCCTCAGCCAAACCGGCAACAACCTGACGGCCAACCTGGTCACGAAACACCCTCGACGGGGAATGAATACCCAGAGCAGACTTCGCGGCGTTCGCAATCTGGGAACCCATGTTACGCACAGTATCCAACAGGCCACTCATAGCATTCCGGATACCATTACCCAAACCAGACACCACATCACGGCCAGCAGACACCAACAAAGACCCCATATTACCGAGAGCATGCCGAATATTGCCAGGCAGATTCCGGAAAAAACCCAGCACACCATGCACACCACTAGACACAGCAGAACCCATAGCATGCATAGCAGAAGAAGCCGCATTCCTGGCACCATTAAACCCGCGCACAGCACCACTACGAACCCTAGACGCCATAGAACCGAAAAACCCGCCAACAGCAGACGCCACCGAAGACACAACACTCCGGATAGCATTCATCGCAGACGAAACAGCGCCACGGGCCGCGTTAAAACCAGACCTCACATGGGAGGCAACCGACAAACCAAGCCGCGTAAAAAACCCCACAACCGCGGCAACACCGGCAGAAATGATCGACTTGAAACCGTTAATAAACGCAGACGTAAACGATTTGATATGATTCCAGCCATTCTGGATGGCCGTGCCCATAGACCTCACGCCAGACACTAAATGATTCACAACCCATGAGATGACACGGGTGACAGTCCCAATAATCCGGGCTTCAGCAGACACAATAGCGCCAAGAATACGTGCAACGAACCCGATCACAGCTGTCACAATCGGCATCACAACCGGAATAATGCGGGCCACCACCTGTATCACAACCGCAACAACCTGAACCACCACACGCATGACAGCCGCAATCACAGGCATAAGTGACCTGATTAAACCAATAATCGGTGGCAGAACAGACATCACAGCACCGAGTATTTGTTGAATCACAGGCATCAACACCGGCACCAACTGCGACACAACACCAACAACCTGCCGTATCACAGCCACAACAGCCTGAATAACCGGCATCAACGTAGGCAGCAACATGGCCGCAACCTGCGTCACCATACCAATAATCTGCGTGATCACAGGAACCAGCCGAGCAACCAACATACTAATCACAGGCATCAACTGGGCAGCCAACCCGGCAACCAAACCAATAATCTGGCCGAACACTGGCGCCAACTGTGCCACCAGCCCCGCAACCAAACCCAACAGCGGCTGCACAGCGGCCATAATCTGCCCCAAAGCCTGGCCAACAACACCAACCAGCTGCATAACAGCGGCACGGAACTGGGCGTTCGTGGCAAACATGGCCGCAAACAAGCCGATCACAATACCGACAGGGCCACCCAGGGCGCGAAACACGCCGCCAAGCCCCCCGGCGGCACCCTTCAAAGCACCAAACGACGGCAACAGATTCTTCAACGACACAGCCAACGGGGCAAACCCTGCAACAAGCTTCCCCACACCGGCAGCAACAATACCGAACACTGCGGTGCCGCCAGCAAACATGGCACCCAAATTCACTTTAGGGACCGGCAAATGCATTCTCGCAAAAATGCCCTTCAACTGCTCAACCTTGGCGCGCATCTGTGCATTCATTCGAGTGATCATGCCCGGCATACGGTTAATCCACGCCAAAATAGACGGCATCATACGCTGAATACCAGCATCGACGGCAGCAAACATCGGCTTCACAGAATCCGTGATAGACTTGATAACCGGATTCAACGCAACAAAAATCTGTCGCAACCCGTTAAGAAACGGCGCCATAGCCGTAGCACCCAAATAGCCCAAAGCGCCCTTAACATTCTTCATAGCGCCCTCAAACGTCTTACCAGACGCCTGAGCAGCACCACCCATGCCAAGCTTCATCGCCGCCGCAAACGTGTTAAAATCAATCTGCCCCTTCGACACCATCTGCGACACCTCAGCCGAGGTTTTACCCGTCTGCCTGGCAAGCAAAGACAGTACAGGGACACCCGCCATCGTAAGCTGCAACATGTCATCGCCCTGCAACTTACCGCGGGCCATAACCGACGTAAAAATAGCGCCCGTATCCTGAAACGACTTACCCGAAATATAAGACACATCGGCGACAGTCTTCAACACATCCGTCATCTGCCCGCCAGACTTCACACCCGAAGCAGACAACGCCGCAGCCGTAGAAGCCGCATCACCCAACGCATACGACGTACCAGTCACAGCCTCAATAGCCGAATTCATAATCGACGACGTGTCAGAAGACGTATGACCCAAACCAGTCAGTTTAGCCTGAGCCTCATCAATAGCCATCGCCCTAGCAATACCGCCACCAATAGTCACATCATAAATAGACTTGAGGCCCTTCTTAGCAACATTGATGGCACCCACCATTGCGGCGCCACCCAAAGCCAACTTCATGCCCTTAGCAAAAAGACTACCTGAACGCTGACCCTCAGCAGGCATAACACCCGACAACTGTTTACCAACATCCGATTTCAAACCAGGCATCTTCGTATACAAAGACACATATGCGGAAGCAATCTCACCAGACATACACTATTCACCCCATAATATTAATCTCGCGAGACACCCCGCCACCGGCACGAACACGCGCCAAAATATCGTCCACCTGCCCAGACGTAAACCGGGCCCTACGCTCATCCGTAGGCCTCGCCACAGGCTCCGGCTGCCCCTCACTATTAGCAGACCTGTAATGATCCAGCATGTCCAACACAGCCCACTCTGACCACTCAAACGGGCGCTGCCAACCATTCAGGTGGGCCGCCAACTGGCTAGACGTATCGGTACACAACACGCCAGCCAGCCGGACAGCCTCACCCCAACACATCACCGGGCCACCAACATCGTACACAGAGCAACCGAACCGGGTCCTCCAATCATATTCGATGGCCCCACGATAATCATCAATCAGGCCGTGGAGCCAAATTATTCCCCCAGGGAAGCCGCTTTCTGGTCGGGCTTGTATTCCATCCACTCACGGAAAATCTCGGCAACACGAACCATAGGAAGCCCCTCCAGGGCCTCCACTGCGTCAGCCGGGGCGGCCGCTTCTAGCATAGAAAACATCACCTCAACCTGGGCGAAATCCGCAGACTCCCCCGACTGGGCAATTTTAGCTGCACGGCGAAACACGCGGGCAGGAACAGCCTGAGCCGTCTCCTCCGCATCCGCCAACACCCAGCTACGGTCACCAATCTTTAACGTGTAACCTGTGTCACTCATCTATCAACAATCCCCTAAACTCGTGTATCAGTTATTAGACGGCGGATTCGGATCCGGCTGAGGCTTCGGAGAAGGCGGAACCGGAGGAGTATCAGCTTTTAAAGCCGTCATCCACCCCCGACCCGACACCGCATTACCAGTCTTATTAATCTGGGCAGGGTAAGCCTTCAACGTCACACCATACCCGTACACTTCGCCATTCTTACCCTTGATCTCGTCACGATCGATAAGCTCAACCTCGGGGAAATAGTAGCGAATAACCTGATCCCCATCAACAATATCCATCAGTAAAGCGTGCACGCCAGTGGTTGCGCCTGGTGAAATATCGAACGAACCCGAATCGGATCCGGCAGTAACCTTCGACTGCCAAAACAGCTCGATAACCTCCTTCTTAGACTCGATCAGCTGGAAAGAAATCTCGATAGAAGACTCGGTAGCAACCGTGCGAACAACATCCGCATTCTGCCAAGCCTTCAAATCATCCGTTTTACGCTCAGGCTTAATCTTAAACCCGTCATCCGACAAATACCCTAAAGCTGTAAGCCCGGAAGGAACCGCCTCCACACCCTTAATAGTATCACCCGCGTGCGCGTCACCAATATAAACGTCGCCAGTAACCGCTGAACGAACATTAGACGCTTTACGTGTTGCAGCCATCACAACCCCCATTAAATATCAAACAATTACATTAAAACAAAAACAAATACGTTTACTCAGATTCGACAGGCCTACATATCAGCTCGAACAGCGAATACACATCAAAACGTGCACCATCAACCAGCAAATCAGGACCCGTAGAACGCCTACAAAACACCACCGGATCACCATCAACCCCGTCAGTCAGAACAGCCTCAACACGACGCGCCAAAGACATAGCCCGATCAGGCGTATCAGAAAACACATTCACGCGCAAAAAAACACGCTCACGCACATGCAACTGCGGGCCACCATCCAACGCCAACCAAATCAGGTCACCCGTAAAATCATCAGGCACCGTCCCCACACAGGGTATATCAGACAGCCAGCCATCATCCTTGAGCACGCGTTTAGCCCACTTCCTGGGGTCATCGTAGACGATCACGACGCAGCCCCAATCGAACGAGCCAGCGTGCCATGCTTCGCCTCAATACGCTTCCCACCCTTATATGTGGTGCCTATACGAGCGACAGCCTCAACACGGTGAACCTGCACCTCCGACGACAAACCATTACGGTATTGGGCCTTATCGAAAGCGTTACCGCCCACATTCGCCGAGGCCGCACGCTTGACACGCTCGCCACGCTCAGCCAACATAGCCTGCACCCCAGAAGACTTCAACACCTCACGAATACCCGGCAAGTTCAGCTTCACATTCACATCCTGAGCCACTACCCATCAGCCCTTCTTACGCTTCACATTGATCTGCGTGCCCGCATCCCAGCCAGACATCGGATGATGCCACACCATAGGAGACCCGTCAGCCTCCCACACAACACCCCGAATACGCCACCGGCAACGATAACCGGCACCCTTGACAGGCTGATTGAAAAGCATCGACCAATGCTCATAGTCAGAGTCACGCCCCGCGGCCTCATCCTCCTGCGAAACGGAAGCATAGATGGCCACGTTATGGAACACAGTCTCGACAGGATTAGACCAATCCTCCACCTTGTCGCCAAGATCATCGACACGAACAGTCGGCTGAAGCATCACAACCGTTTCACCGTAAGGAAAACTGGTCATATCATATCTCCCACAAAGGGCCAGCGTAGCCGTTAATATTCGACCCGCACGAACAGCCGCCACCCCACACCGTGGAACACACCTCAGAATGATTCACGCTACTCCTCATGGTCGGTGTAATAGTGAACGCTTTACCAGCCCCACCATCACCCTCACACAACTTCTTCAACGCAGCAATCTCAGAAGGCCACAACAAATTCGTGGGAGTATTCGACCGTGTAGTCTGAGCAAACGGGCCCGCAGACTCGTACTGCACCTGACCCGAAACCCCGGTATCATTCCAGCGCAACAGGGCCCTGCGCAGAATAGCCTTAGCGGCATCCTTATATTTGAAATCCGGTTTAGCGATACAGGGGGCGACACTGACAGCTACAGCCTCCACATCAGCGATCATCGCCTCAAGCTTCTCTCTAGGAATATCGGCGAAAGGCTCAATATCCTCAGGCTTCAAAATGATACCCATCAACACCACCCCCTGCACATAGTACACATTCGCTTATCTTGTATCAGTTACCAGCCGGAGGAGGAGTCGGTGCAGCCTTCTCCTTCACCACAGCAAACGAATCAAGCGACTCGATAGCCACATACAGCACAGCCTCGGCACGAACCATAACCTCATTATGGCCCTTCAAATCGCGACCAGTCTGATCCGGATCGCCATACTCGATAAGCTCGATCGGGAAGTTACGCTGGAACCCCCAATGAACACGCGAAAAATCACCAACAATAGCCTTAACACCAGAGGCAGGCGACATCTCCGGGGCGCCAGAAACAGTCGAAGAAGCACCAACATTAAGGCCACGCCAATTATCCAAACCAGCGAAACCGGCGGCAGGATACATCGGTTGACCGGCAAGCGGAGACCCCTTCGGATACACCTCAGTAGACAGGGCAAACGAGAACGCCGGATCCAAAGCAACACCGTTAGGAACCTGCAAACCGGCCCCAGCGATAAGGCCGACAGCCTTGATCAGATCAGCCGTAGCGGAATCGGTTGCATCAACAATATGCTTCGTCTTATCCAGCGAAGTATGCACAGCGGCAGCCGCTTTACCAGTGGCAGGATCAATACCATGGAAAGCAATCAGATCCACGGCGCGACCAATCGAAGCACCAAGAGCCGGGGAAATCAGATCCTGCAAAACACCCAGACGGTAATCAGCATCAGCCCACATAAACTCGTCGCTTACGCGCTGCTGAGTCACAACCTTGATAGGCTGCGCAGTAAACGAGGAAACATCAACCGAAGCGGAAGGCTTAACCTCACCCTCGCCAACAATCTTAGCGCGCGGAACACCACTAAAAACGGCGCCCTTAACAGGCCCGAAAATAGTCGGCTGCTCCGGCGAAAGCTTCGCCAAAACACCAGAATCGATAGCACGGTCACGAACCGCACCAATCATAGAACCAGGAAGCTCAAGCTTCCCCGCAGAAAGAAAATCGTCAGCCATCACAAATCATCTCCTAGAATTATTGACAAGAGCATCCACAAACGCGACACCCTCACGTCGTTTAACATCATCAACGGGGGCACTCCCCGCAAGACGGCGCACACCCGCGCCACCACCACTCTGGTCGATCAAACCCTTCAAAGCCTTAGCAGACTCCACCAGCGCTTCACGATCGCCACCGTGCAAGAAAGCGACAGCATCACCCGACAGGCCACACTCTGAAGCCACCTCGCGCTTCACACCCTCAAGAACAAACCCATTAATCCGGTCTTCAAGTTCCTCATTCTTGCGGCGAAGCTCATCAATCACAGACCCCGCATCACCATCCGAGGCGCGAAGCTTCTCCAACTCGGCGAAATTACTTTTAGCACGAGACTCCCACTTACGGGCCTCAGCCTTCCAATCCGTGCCAGAAGAAGACTCCTCCTTCACGGAAACATCACCGACATGATCATCGCCGGCAGCCTGCCCATCCTTCACAACATCAACAATGTCTCCACCCTTTCCGGGCTCAACAGCATCATTGTCAACACTCTGTTCTTCAACTTTTTGATCGGCCATAGCCTAACCCTATACTCCTTGCGGAAAACAACACAACATTGTTGACCCCCGTGCGGGAGACAACCCTGTGCACCGATAACCGGCGGCACACAACCGGAAACCATCATCTCATGTCGCCAACAGTACGCATAGCCTTCAAAATATTGCCAGGCGACTGCTGCAACCCATGATCATCAACCCACTCACGGGCCTTCTCATACGTCCTCTGATATGCGGCATCAGCCCTATTTGGTTCCCAACGCCCAACAACCTCAACCACCGTACAACCACAATGATCATGATACTTCGAACCAAACGGACGCTTACCACCACGCTTATGACGCCGAGTATGACCCGTAGTAAGCGCCCGCTCTTTGGTCGTATAATCCGACCTCGTAGCCAACATGGCACAAAACGCGCACGGATCACCATCAGTAACCCTGCGCCACGACCTACCCTGCGCACCCGCCGACCACTCAACCGTGTCACGGCCAGCATTCATGACAGCCCGATCAAAACCCGCCGCCATAGCATCAATAGTATCATTCGCCCTATCCGGGTCACTCTTAAGAATCTTCATAGTCGAAAACGACCTAGCCAAAGCCGCCGCAGCATCAAACTCGTCATACACGATCAAACCCGGATCCACGCCATTCAACCGGCGAAAATCCGACACAAACCTGGCAGCCAACGATGCCGAACCATCATGGCCGGCACGCTCCAACTCCACACACAAACGCACATACTGCGCATCTGTCATCTTCCCGGCACGCCACAAACGACCAAGCTCAGAATAATAGCCCGCATACTTCCCGGCAAAACGAATCGCCTGCCGCTGATACTCAGTCGCAGCAAGCCTCGACATAGCACCCGAAGCCATCGCCTATCAAACCTCGTTAGTCTGACGAGAAATAGCCCCAGCCAGCGCCGCCAACGGATCCGAAGACTCGGCACGATGCCGCATCACAGCCTCAACCTGCACATCATCAAGCCCCAACATCTCCAACACAGTACGAGAATCAGCAGGCAAAATACCGGCACCAACAAGCTTCGTCACAGCATCAGCCGTAGCCGCCCGGGTAGGCGTCGAAGCATCACGCCAACGCAAACCAACATCACCAAAAAAATCGGCCTCATCAACACGAGAATCCAACGCCTTGGCAGCCAAAAAACCAACCGACAGCCAGCCCTGACCAAACGACGTTTGACGCCGCTCAGCACGCTTCACAAGCCGAGATTCCTCGGCAGCCAAAGCCTCCCCACTAGGTGGGTTAGACGTGATAAACCCGAAATAGCGTTCCGGAACAGCCGCCTCGCCCGCAGTCAACTGCGCCAACAGCCTCATCTGATCCGAATACGGTGTAGGCGAATTGACAGGAAACGACCCCACATTCGGAGTGTCACCATCATCATCCTTATCCACAGCCCACACAGAAGCCATCGACAGGACCCAGCCAGGCTGCGAAAACTCATCCGCGCTCACGCCAGTCACCCAACGCTGAGGATACGCATAAAAATCACGATTCACAGACTGCCCCAACAGTGTGCGCACAGCCTCATCCGTGTAAGCCCTAATCGACCGAGTGATCTCCGAACGGCCATCAATCCTAGAAGTACGGCGACGATTCACAACAGGCACCAACGGAACCGCACCAAGCACATTCACGATACGGCCCGTCTCAACCCACTCACGAGACCCACGCCGCTCCACCTGAACAATCACATCAGGCAACAACAACTCAGCCTCAACAACCTCAGGATCACACGTCTGCTGCACCACAAGGCCAGCATCCAAACGAGACCCATCAGCAGAAAACCGGCCAGTACAATTCTTCGGCGACTGCGGACGAACCAACACCGACCCATCCCCCTGGGGAATGATCGCCACAAACGACAACCCAAAAATCAGTGCATCAAGGTGAACGTCACACGACGCCGTAGCAAGCCGATTCGCAGCATACACACCATCCAGGCCGTAGCCGTCACCATTAGTCCAGCCAAGCCAATCCAGACGCTCCTCCAAAGCATCCACAGCAATACCAGGCCACGACACCACCGTCTGCACACGCTGCAACTCCGGCGGAATAGCCACCCCCAAATCACGCACCCGATTAGAGCCCTCATAGTAGCCCTCAATACGGCAATGCCACGAAGACAACCTTTGGATACGATCAAACATGCCCTCAATCAGAGCCAACTCATCCGAGTTCATACCACAGACACCCGCTTCCTACCACTACGCTCCCGATGGCCACGACGAACACGTTTAGCCCCCAAAAACGCCAAAGACACAGCCTCCAAAGGAACCTCAGAACCATCCTTAAACGAGGAACCCCAACCCCACGCAGACCCCTTACGCTTCTGCACAGCCGACCTCACAGCAATATCCAACATGTCACGGCGAGAATCAGCACGAGGATGAGACACCACACCCGAACGAACACCCTCCAAAAACGCCTGACACGCCTCCACATAGGTGCCAGTATCAGCAACCACCACGCCACGGCCCGGAATACCACGATCCGTCAACGCCTTCTGCAACAACACCGCACCAGACCCGGCAACCATGATCCGGTCAGTATCACCCCAACGAACCGCCAACCAGTCAGCCAACCGGCCCACACCATCAACAATCGTTCCCGACAGCCCATCAATAACCTCAACATGAACCCCAGCATCAGTCTTGCCGGCACCCGCCAAAGCAACCCGATCCCCAGAACGAGAAAATGAGACACCAAACACTTTCCCGCCAACCAGACTCGCCTCACCCACCGCAGACTGAGCCCACTTATCGGCCGGTATCACAGACGCAGCCGACTGGCCACGATCCCACCATCCAAGACGCTCCCGAGCAAAACCCGCAGCAGACATCGACTCATGCTCATCGCTTACGGTCCCAAAATTCAGACGCCTACCCAGCGCAGGATTCGTATCCCCCGCCAACTTCCGCCACTGCCGCGACACATCATCCGGATCAGACTCGTCAGGAATCGAAAACTCCGTCCACGCAAACCTTTTACCGCCACCAAGCGCCTGCCCACGCAAACGCAACACAACCGAACCATCCGCCAACGGCCCAGGCGGCGTGCCAAGGAAAATCTGCTGCGGATCACCAGACGGGGCAGCACTTACCGTAGGAAGCAAAGCCTCCAACTGCTCATCCGACAACTCCTGAGCCTCATCACACACCAAATCATCAACCGTAAAACCGCGAGCAGAACCCCGAGAACGAGCCACAAACTCAACCGAACCCCAACCCGGACAACCACACTTACGCTCAAACGTGGCACAATCCGGATGATGCAACACAATAGCCTCCTGGCCATTCGTCGCACGAATCGACTTCACCATACGATACAAGTCAGGAAACTGCCGCTCATTCTCAAAAAACGACCTCAACCGCATAAACGCCTTACGAGCCGACTTCAACTCGTGAGCCGTATGCAAAATACGGCGACCCTGAATAGTCGCCTTAAACAACTCCACAATCTCCAAAATAGCATTCTTGCCATTCTGGCGAGGCACAAACACCCCACACACACCCGAAGCAAGCCTGCCATTACCACCCACAGCAAGCCAATCATCCAACACCTGCTGCTGCCACGGATCAGGCGTCAACCCATAAGCCCTACCAAGCTCACCCGCATCACCGCCAGCAGACACCGAATACGCCGCAGCCACACGATGACGAGGAACCTGAGAACCAACAACACTCGACATTAGGCCCCTTGACGCTTCCTATACCGGTCAATCATCGCCACCGCAGAACCCCCACCACGGCCACCAGACACCACATCAACCGAATAACGATCCAACATGCCCATAAACGCCTTCACATGAGCACGAAGCGAAGCCACCAAATCCGCCCTGCCCTCACGCCACACCACATCATGAATCACCGCAGCATCCATAAGAAACAACCACTCCTCATCAGACACAAACCCGGCACGCGGATCCTCACCCCACACACGCCACCAACGACGCGTCTCCCCACACCAATCACGACCATCAGGAAGCTCAGGCTGCACCACACTCACCACCAACACAAAAAGTCGACAAACAGACAAAACCACAAAAGGGAGGTATTTCACTCGTACGGCTTAGTGAAATAC